ATGCCAATTAACCATCTGATCAAAACTATATTCCCTATATACTAATAACCTAATGATTAAGCCATAACTAGATTGATTAAGATGGGTAGCTATTATAGACGATACCCACACGTCTACTCAGTTTATACCCATGAGCTAGGGTCTAGTAAAGAGATGCTCGGTTTTACTCCATGAGCTGGGATTCTCAGAAATGGGTAGCTTTTATAGACGATACCCAACGTCTACTCAGTTTAGGCTCCTGAGCTAGAGTCTAACGAAAAAAGAGAGAATACCAAAGGGTCATGAGATAAGAAAAGGGTTTAGCCACCACAATCTCACCACGAGTCCTACACTTCTCCACAACAGCATCCACAAATTCTTCATAGGCTTTCCTGCCTCCATGATAGGCCAAAAGACAGAGACTATCGAACTTCTGTTGGAAAGGACCATCAGTCATCCACATCACAGATTGCTCCAGGGCATTCTGATCCATTACAGGGTGGATGAGATGGGTTTCTGAAGAATCAGGCTGAAACCCCCTCTTCAAGAAGGTGACATCTGCAAGAGTGCTAACCTCAGGAAACGAGCCAGACTTCGAAGCAGGAGTTATTCTAAGACATGTCTCTGCATGGTAAAAATCAGCTATTTTCTGTGGTAATCCATCAACATCTGAACCAATTATGACATCATCACCATAGCAGATCCATGAAAAATCCTCTGGATCCATGCCCATTGATAAGATTGCACTGGCAATAAAGGCTGAATTGTTAATAGAGTTAAATATCGAGGTCCCTACACATCCAGACGGCATGCCACCTTCCATTTCATAGACGGTATCTCCAAAAATATGTTTAGAACAAGCCAAAGACATAATATAAGGAGTGGGGTCAACAGAAAAATAAGGCTTAAGTGCTTTTGCCATCAATTCAAAGGCCTTCTTCGGTTGTGTGGAATCAAAGGCCTTATAATCAATGTCAAAACAGTTTTTAAATCTGGAAAAGTGGTGGTAATAGAGAGTCCAAGAGATGTCTGGATTACAACCAACAGCAGAAAAGACCTCCGGACCATTTTTAACCAACATTTTCTCAAAAAACTGGGAAAAGACAACCCTCATGGCAATGATACGCGGAAGAGCATCCCCATCCACAATACGGGTACCACCCACTGCAATCTTATCTCTACCACGGAGTTCATCTTTCAAAAAGGTGGAAAAGTAAAAGTCGGATGGGTCTTTCAGTGCCTTGTCAACCTCAGCCATAAGTTCTTCAGTGGGCATCCAGCCTTCCGGGGTCAAATCAAAGCATGACCTACGGGAGACACCCTGTGCATTCCGGGGATATCCAGGTGACTGACCCATATCCATGCCATCCATAAAACCATATCCATTTACAGCCTCCAAAACTGAGACTGGTTCAAACTTAGAAACACCCAAATTTTTCATAATTTTTGAGACCACATATTCCATACCCGCTTCCAAGTTCCTCCACCCACTATCATTTACCTCACAGAATTTATAATTCTGTTCACCCTGAATTGGCCTGTGTTCCCTTCCAGTCCGCATCTCAATGACTGCATGTTTAGAAAACACACTATCATCGAGATTGACACCCTCATCCAAGCGGGGATCTCGGTTAGTGAGCGGGGCAGGGCCCTTTTCAATTGGGAATGCTCCATACGCAGGGGATGGTCGCAGAGTAGTGCGGCGTGGTATATGTAGCGGCTTCTCCAATGTTGCAATTTTCCTCACTATACCTTCAAATTCTGGCAAGATATCCTCATAGTAGAGCGGGCAAGAAAAACCTACAGAGCCGGTGCCAGCAAAATGGATGCCCAGAATCCTCTCCCTCGGGCCAAGTACAGTAACTAGTGGTGAACCACACAGCCCTGACATGGTAGTTGCTTTGTAAGAGATAACCTTAGGAAAAGTAAGGTCGCCAACTTGTGTCGTTGCTCCAAAATTCAGGTCAAGGGCAGAGACGTTCAAGGGAAGAGAATTTGTTCTTGAAAGTAAAATAGCTTCAGAGACAGGATACTTATCCTTGCGTCTTGGAAGGAAGCGGGTGATGTCCTTAAAAGTGTGGGACTTTATGGGTAATTTACAGAGAACCAAGTCTGTAGGATCTTCACCTCTCACCAAGCGCTCAGGTTTAAGATCTTCAACATCAAAAGAACGACCAAAGCATTCAACCTTGGTGGCACCTGCCAAAGCGTGGTGATTAGTAACAAACATATTCTCCTTAAGGCCCAAGGCGGTAAGAGAATAGGGGTTGGCAGAGACAAAGTGTATAGAAAAGCAATTAGCATTTATCTTTGAATAGATTTGTGGTAGTCCTCCTTCATATGAAACAGTCTTATGCTTAATCTTCCTGAAGGTCGGAGCGGGTTTACCTTTTGGAAGTCCACTATATGGTCCCTGCTCTTCAACATCTTTCTTTCTCCTCAAAAAATAGACTACCAAACCAACTAAAGAACCAATCGCAGAGAGAACAGTGGCAGCAATTGAAAATTTTGTAACAGTCTCCATTTGCTCAACCCTTTCATAAAGACACTTCTCCTTCACAGTTGGGACAAAAAAGGGCTCCCGCTCACGTGGTAGATCACCATGTTCATAGAGAAAGGCCTCCCGAATTGAACGTGACGGGAAAATAAATGGTTTATCATCCAATTGAATCTTACCACAATAAGGGTCTGAGCAGGGGCAAGTTCTAATTGCCTTCACTCCAGTGGTATCAGGATAATGGGATCTCACAAACTTGTTCTTGTCCTCAACAGTGGGAAAATCCTGGTGCCAGACCTTAGAATCATTAGAGAAGTGGATACGCCTACAATTCTCAAAACAATTCTTCAAATCTTTGCAAAGATGTGGTAGGACCCCGGGAGCTTCAAAAAGTGCCTGCATCACCTCACTAGATGTCGTCTCCCTCCTAGTAAGCTCCTCAAAGATCCGGTCCATGAGCTGGTATGCATCCAATGATTGTGACTCATATCTCCCACCCACTGAAAGCAAAAAAGTAACAGCAGAACCGTTAAAATAAGGGGTATCATACTTAAAGTAGGGTTTCTTGGCGGGGCCCACATTCTGAAAAGCCTGGTGCACATCTAAAACTCCATCAGCGGCAAAGTCTGGATTAAGGATGGTCTTGACCTTAAAATAGCACCTTCTCTCAAGAGCCACCGGGGTCCTGATCTCATTTGAATGGGGAGAGGCCATGTTAGAAGTAGCAAGAATGAGCTTAGAACAATAGTTGACACCTTTTTCCTCTAATGAAGCCATTGGAGGAGTAAAGCGGACAGTAGACACCATTTGGCAAAAGGTCTTCACATCTTCACCATCAGTATTCTGACAAAAGTCATCCAAAACATGGACGGGTTGTCCAGTATACCCATCAAAGAATTCTGACGAAGGTGGTTGGGAATAGACACTATCTCGTAATTTCAAACCATGTTTGTGACAATAAGCAGATGAGATCACATTTGAAAGGATAGATTTACCAACACCAGGGACACCATGGATGTAGACTACTAAAGGTTCAGGCCGCGGATTGTTTTCAGAAGCAATCAATTTTCTATCAGTCTGATTATAGTTAGAAAGGGTCCTAGAAAGAATGTTCGTGGCAGATGGGACATTGTGAATAACAGCATAATCCAAGAGATCTTTAGTCTCCTCCATTCTCTTTTTGAGTAAGTCTCGGTCCACATTCTGGCAGGAGGCAGTCTGAATGGAGTCCTTATATAGGGTGTTGATATAGTTGCCATTCTTCGCCAAAAACTCCTTCGGGTTAGCTGCCTGTTTGTGTCTAATCAAGTTAACTGCCCACTCAATAATCTCCTTAATCTTACCGACGACCCAGTCGACATTCTTCATTGCCTGAATCGATTTGTTAAAGTCATCTAAGCCCTCAAAGGATGCCTCGCGGCGCTCATTCATATATTCCTGATAGTCTGGGTCAAAGTTTTCAACCACTGTGTCAACCTCATCAAAGAACCTAGGAACGTGGTTAGGGCATCCTAGGTTCAAAACTTCAGAGACAAAGAGGGCCATCTTCGCAGAAAGGGTTTTTGCAGTATTTATCACAACCCGCCGGACAGGAGAAAGAACTAAAAGATCAGCTATAATTAAGCCCAAGACACCAGCAATAGTTGAGGGATTAGGGTTGCCAAAAATAATCAAAGCCATAGAAATAAATTTCAAGACTATAGAAGCAAATTGGCATGCTACTCCAGTAGCAACTTCCGAAAGGGCCTCCGGTAGAGTAACCTTAAGACCTTCAACAGTAGAATAAATCACGGCATCAAGTCTGGAAATAAACTGATTCATATTATTTGATGTCTCAACAACAGATGCAGCAGCCTGAGCCAATTGTGCTGTCGCTATCGGGACCTGATCACCTAAAGCTTTCATGGCAGTAGCAGTCTCAGTGGCGGCCATAGTGGCGGAAGCTTCAATAGCAGGGTTTACTACATTCACTGAGATTGGACCTTCAAACCAGGCAGGGACAACACGAGAAAAAGGATTATTCTTATTATAAAAGACACACCGCTTAGGGTGATACTTCACCGGACGGTTCGCTACAGCGGTTTCAACGCGAAGCGTCCGGAGAACCTTACGAGCCCAAAGATGTTCAGGGGATGGATGATAGGATTCTTTTGGCACCTCCTCAATGGGTTGTTGTCCCTGGAAAAGTGAAGCAATTGTGATTCCCGTTGCCGCAACAGCAAGACCGGCAAAGAGCCACTTACCGGTGTTCACTACTGGCGGAGCGCCACAGGCCTCTACAAATGTTGAACAATTTCGGTGAAGGTTATAGGGGCCAAAATCGTGGCCAAGCATAGATGTAGCTCGAAGCCAAGCTACTCTAGGCAGGGGACCAAGGAAAGTGGCAAAAGCAGACTCATTCGTTCTAGAAACGACAGCACGCATTCCAACCTGAACTAAGCTAATTGTATCTTCACCACAACCAATGCCATAATGCATATAGGTTCCTCTATTAACTCTGTAATAATAAACATCTCCATTGCCACCCTCAAACCTGGGTGTTGCGGCAATTTCCGCCCAGAATTTAAACTCCATCATGTCCGTCACTCCAGCCAACAGTCTCTGACACGCGACTGCTTTTACATATTCAGCACGGGTAAAAGTTGGGTCATGTGTAACCCAACGGCGGAGGATCTGTCCAGATGCAATCAGCTGGCCAGGAAGGGGAAGGGAATACCATTCACCATCAATCCATTCCCCATCCCATTCAATTCCTTCTGGATACTCCCAAGGGAGGGAGTCCAAGGAAACTGAGTCAAAAAAGCGTTGCCAACAATCATCACGGAAGAGGGTGGAAAAGAGAGCGGCGGAGAGTTCAAGTGCAGTATGTTCCTTCAAGATCTCATCCAACAAGCCTTGCGGTTGTACCTGGGTGGTAGTAGTTGGACCGAATGGTCGTGGGATGAAGAAGGACCCATTTTCAATAGCCAAAAAGACTCTAAACGGGGTCTGAGTTGTAGCCTGACCCCGAATCGCAATAAAGAGTGTGCCAAGATCACCTGGGTCAAACTGAGAAGTCTCAGGTTTATACCTAACATCCCCTCGAGCCGTCCTAGAATTTGAAGTAGTCCAAACAGGGGCAAAGTGTGGGAAGGGGACTCTAATCTGAACAGCAGTATTATCAGCACGCAGCGAGGTTATAGTGGTGGGTGCCAAAAAGAGGTCCTGCTCATTCTTAGGTAAGGCACTAGTTGCAGTATTTGAAATAACTGAAAGAGTGGCACCAGGAGGTCTATAGGAAACTGCCATACTTGTATTAAGCTCGGTGGTCACTGTTATCAAGAGGTCTCCCCTGATAAGAGTAAAGAGAGAAGTAAAGACGCCAAAAGCATTCTCTCTCGATGTAGCAGGAGTTTGGCTGGGCGCGTAAGTGACAAGGGAGAGTGGAACTGCAGTAATTGAACCCTGACCACCTGCAGTTGTTATTCCAGTCCGGTAAAGTCTAGACTGTTGGAAAAAGTTCCTCAAATCCATAACATCATCCTCATCCACAAACCTCTCTCCTGGAGCCAGGTTGCCCACCTCTGGTCCCTGATCAAGGACCCCATTAAAGATAGGTTGGTTAAGAATAGGAACTGGTGCAGGAAACCTAACCCTAAAATCTGGACCAGCTGAAACATGCATCAAAAGATCCAAAGATTGAGCATTTGCTGCGGTAGTCACAATAGGTTGCAAGATCGCAGCCGCCAAGACACCACTTGACGATTGTGTCGTAATCTGCGACGTATAATCAGGGAGGGTGACATTCGCCCATGTGGTCCCAGCAGCAAAAGGAGCGGTAAAGGTAGCTGTAGTAGAGTTGGAAAGATCCCAAATTATATGTGGGGAGTTCATCAGCTGAGCAGTAAGGTTTGTTGGTATATGTGGTTGCTCCTGCCCAGCTTTCCACGGTAGGCGCGCCCCTGGCAAATAACCTAAAATAATACGACCGGCAGTAATAGCAGCCCCAGTGTGCTCTAAAGTGTACTGAATTGCTCCCCGCCATTGAGTAAAATAACGCACAAAGTTAGCCAAAAAGGTATTACCCACCACAACCTTTATACTCCCCATGGTCGGGTTAGTCTGATAGTTCCTAATTAAATTAGCAGTGGGAGAAACTGCCATCATAAAGAGGGGAGTACCCTGCTGGTAGGTGGTTGAAAGCTCAAAAAAGGAATGCAATGTTGGAATTGAAAGCACCGAGTGCCAACTCTCAACACGAGGGGGTAAAAAGGATAATGAGCGTGATGTGGTGGCATATGTGTTTCCAATAGCTTGCGGCGACAGGGTGTAAAAAGTCCCAACTCCCGGATTTACATTTGTCCTCCCTTCTAAAATTGATTCAACTTCCGAGGCTGGAACTGGATTTGTAGTCTGATCTCTAAAGCTTCCAAGCCTAGCATAGACCTGTTGTGGAGCACGAGGCCCATAGAAGGCAGCACGCTGAGGAGTGACCTCAACCAGCACATTCAAGGATGGTACCGTAGTGTGCGGGAATTTAAGCTTAGATTCCACAAAGACAACAACTGCCCAGGTTAAGTCCATAGCTGAAGTTGGGAGGTGTTCCATGGGACCTGGATGGGGAAGTGACAGAGAGACACTAGAGTTTGACCTAGGAAGTAATCTAGCAGAGGGAAAGATGCCAAGTTGATTAAGTGAAAGAATATCATTCATAGTCCAACTCCTATTGGCATCTGGATTAGTACCAGTTAGCTGTTGAAACCATACATGAGGCAATGGAACAGCAACCGCCATAAGAGACCCAGAGTGAAAGATGGTCCCATTGGTTGATATAGTTACTACATAATCTGTACGGTAGAGAGCATGTCTTACAAACTCTACACCAAAAATCCCAACAGCCCTATTATTCCCAGCATTAACATCCCCAAACCCAGTGGAGTTCTGTATTACTAAAGCGTGGGGTAGAGGAATGGGAGATTGGTTACTTGTGGCTGTTCCAACTATTTCATTATTCGGTTGCCAGGTTGTCAAAATATCTCCTATCGCCGCAGTGGAAGTCCATGTGAAGGATGAGACCAGGGTTGGCAAACACGCATCCAAATTTACCACTCGCTCAAATCCAGAATCATTTGTTATGATCCCAGCAGCGGGTGTCGAAGCGACCAAATTAGTCTCTGATGTTTCACGAACATCCCGTGATATCTTGGTCAGTTGATCTTCTGCCTGAGCCTGGAGTGGTGTATTGTCTTCCATTATCTCTAAAGAGTGCCTTGATAACAGTAGGTGTAAGAAGAGCGATAGAGAAAATCCAAGAAAGGCGGGCAAGGTACAGTCCAAACTCAAAACACTTAACACACATAAAAAGAAAGAAGAGGTTAAAAGAAAAGTGGTCAGTTTTTCATGGTTTTTATACCCGGTTTACCTAATGTATAGTCACGGGTCCCTAGTCAGATCCTTTCGGGTACCTCTAGGGCATCTACTCAACTGACCCACCCTCTTCACCAGCTATCAGGTTACTAGCCACTTTTCTTACTTGGGGGTTCGCAATACTAGCTCTGTCATCCGGGATCGATGACACGCACTGGCCTGTGGATAGCGGCGTAACATTAGAGGAGCCGTGGAGACAGCTCCCTGCGGTCACACCACCCCACAGTATCCTTGCGGGACCTGAGGCACTTGTTACCAAGTGGGGAAACCTCATTGCACAGTGCTCCAGAAGAAATGGAAGCTAGGCGGCACGCACCCAAGCAATACTAGGTGGTTCTTCACCAGCACAGGTGACTACAAAGGGGGTACCGTTATCTCCGGAGAGTCCACTAGCGTGGCGGAGGGTCTGGTGGTACCGAGCCAGGTTCTTTCCCTAACCTTGGGATGAAAGAGTTATAATAGGAAAGTGGGATCCGGAAAGTAATTACACCGTCACACATCCACCAAAGTCAGACCAGCCGTAGCCAGAAGGACCCCGGTAGGAATGTCGGATCCGTGACGACCCGAACACATCCCAATAGAGATATGGTCGGGAGGATGGGGGAGGCGGGGGCCAAAGACAGCATCCTACCTAGAGATAGGGTTGCCAGGTTGTCAAA